TGGGGGGGGATGAGAAAGGAAAAGGCTTGAAAATGCGAAAACTTTGTTCCGAAGAAGGGGACAAAAAGGGTACAAAGGAGAATAAGGTGTATTTATGAAACAATGTGTCAGAAAGGATCCGTGTCTTTGTCAGTCAGTCTTTAAATCTCATAAGAAAGTCTGGACTTCCGCCTTCCTCGGTCAGCAAAATACTCCCATCCCGACCGATCTGGATAGTGATTTTCCCGTCGGCCGCGCTTAAAACAAAGACGTTAGCATATTGGTCAACCAGCCTGACGGTCTTTGAGAATTGCTTGCCCATATTAACGCCCTTGTAAATCCCCTTCTCTACGTTGATCTCAACGGTCATATAATCAGAGACCCATATCCCATCTATCTCGACCGGACCGGCCCAGGCCGTCAACGAAGACAGGCATAAAATAATTACGGCCGCGCTTAATAAAATTTTCACCCTCATGTTTAATCCCCCTCCTCATCCTCTCCTGGGTCAAAGACCTCGAGAGTGCTCTGGAGCGCGGAGAGCTTCTTAAAATCGCCTTCCTTATATATACGCTTGAGCCTGTCCATCATTCTACAAAAAACGGCCTCAAAAAAGACAGGGTCTTCCTGCCTCACTCCCTGAGGGCGGATATCCCCCTCGCCGGATAACACCCAGTCCACATTTATAAGCTCCTTCTCGCATAATATCCGTATTTTGTCAACTGGTATACTCCCCCTCAATTTACGTTGAGCAAAGGCAGTATTGCTTATTCCAAGCCGAGTTGCGAGTTCATTATCATTGCTTATATAAAGGGCTTCCTTGAGCCTTGAAATGACATTTATAATTTTTTCGCTTGACATATCATCACATATGTGGTTTATTAGTCATATGTCTAACATGTTTGACAGGGAGACGCAAAAAAAGAGGCGCAAGGCTCTGATGATACAAGCGGGTCTGAGCCAGGCTGAGGTTGCCCGGAACCTCGATATTACTCGGAGCACAGTTTGCGGTGTCGTGTCTGGGAAGAAGAAGTCCAGGCGGATTATGAGATACATCGCCCGACGCCTGGGCATGAAGATATCGGACTTCTGGATCAGCGACGAGACGGCTGCTTAAAGGAATGGGGCCCATGACATCCATTATAGACGCAAAAAGGCACTTTGGCAATGCGTAAAGGGACGAGAAGAAGCCGGAGCAGAGGGAAGGACGAAAGAAACAGGGTAGGCATATTAATACTTGAAGAACACGAAAGCCAGCAACCCGAACCCCCGATCGAAAATACCAGAAAAGGCGCAGAGCAGATGGCGCAGGACAGGATAGCAAACACAAAGTGCCCGCGCCCGAATTTCTCGGCGTGCTTTGTGAATATTCACCGCAGGTGGGCCCCATGTCTTTTATGCTCATATCTCTATTTTTGGAGGCTACTCAGTGAGTGCAGATAAACCAGGCAAGACGCTCCTAAAAGCAGTTGAAGTTATTCAGATGATATCCGCAAACAACAGCCCGATGTCACTTGCGGATATCTCGAAGGCAACGGACATTAACAAGAACGCGGTATTAAGGATCGTCAACACGCTCGTGGGGTGCCACTGGCTCCGCAAGGTCGGCGAGCATTACGAACTGGACGTGGGCCTTGCCGCGATCTGGTCCAGGTACAAAGCAAACCTCGAAGTCAAGCTGGAAAATCTGACGGCGGAAAACGAATCCCTGGAGGTGAAGTGATGGCAGTCAAATTCTTAGGCATCGAAGAGCGCGGGTGGGGACCAGTCGCTCTTTTTGACAAAGGGTTTATCAATCATCTATTTACGATTAATTCGGTAGGCCAAATTGAAGCCCGCTCTTATTCTGAAATCTGTTTCTCAAGAGAATCCTTGATTTCTCGGATAAAGAACATAAGGCGTCTCAACTCTGACACCTCAGAAGAAGAACGCGCCCTTGAGGCGCTGGACAAATATCAGGAGGTCTCTAAATGAGAACACTCTTTTTTGGTTTGAGCCTTAAAGATGGGCGTGCAAATTTCTACAGAGGCCCCCTCCAAGAGATACTCAGTCTTGACCGCAAAAAGTTGATGTCTCGAATAGAGAGCCGCAAGCGCGCCAGGTTAGACGTGTCAGAAGAAGAACGCGCCCTGGAGGCGCTGGACAAATACCAGGAGGTTTCTAAATGAGCAAAGCACCTGACCACGAGTCGGCCGCAGCTCTGGCGATCGCCAAGGGGGACGTGAGCAAGATCAACAAACAAGACCTCATCGAACACGCGATGAGCCTGGGGAGAATGGCCGGTCGCATTGAGACGGCGGACATGTTCGCCAAATATGGCAACGTAGCCACTTTATTGTGGTTACGGCAGGTCAAGGATACCAAGGCTTACAAGCTGCTCGGAACATGGCCGGAATACTGTAAATACATAGGGTTAGACCGCAGAACCGTAGACGAGGACCTCCTGAACCTCAATGAATTCGGCCAGGATTTTTTGGAGACGGTCTCCAATTTGGGGCTTGGATATAGGCAAATGCGGGAACTCAGGCAGATATCCCACGACGGGGGCGTTAAAGTCGTGGACGGCGTAGTCCTCATCGGAGGCGACGAGATCCCCCTGGATCCCGGTCACGCAAAGGAACTTGAGGACGCACTTAAAAGAATAGTTGACGACGCGCACAGCGAGGCGCGAGCGCACGAACGGATTGCAAAAGAAAAAGCAACTCAGAATAAAAACCTCATCAAGAAGCTTGACAAGCACGAGCGCAAGGCCGAGCAATGGGGCATCCCCGAGGAAGAGGTCGCGTTCAGCGAGTACATGGACAAGATAAAAACCGGGTTCGACGGATGGGCGATCGCGGCCTCGGTTGACGCGATGGAGGAAGAGGCCGAGGACATGACACCGCGCAAGCGCGCAGACCTCCTGAACACGATCAAATACATGCGGGACCACGGAGAGCTGCTCTACCAACAGGCCGTTGATAAATACGGCCAGGGACTCACAGAGAAAGGCAAGACATGGCATCCGGCCAAGAAGTAGCCGCCAACTGGCAGGCAGCTTTTGCAGACAGGTTGATCGCGGCCGCACCAGGCGCGCGCGCGGCCATTATTAAGGAATACCAGACGCTGACCGGGAAATCGGTCTCCCAGCTCTACCGGATAGCAAATAAACTTGGATTCTGGTCGGGTCGGAAAAAGCGCAAAGACAAGGGCGAATCAAAGTGCGATATCACGGACCAGCAGATCGAATATATCGTGGGTCTGCGCTACGAGACGCGGCGTGAAATAAAAGGCTCGATAATGCCCACCTGGCGCGCACTTCAAATGGCAGAGGACAACGGGATAATTGAGCGCGGGCAGGTCACTGTCGAGACCTTAAACCGGATATTAAAAGAAAGGAAGCTCTCGAAGATGCATCTTGCGACCGAAGACGCCCACATCGGTCTCCGATCCCTGCATCCTAACCACGTCCACCAGTTTGACCCGTCCATCTGCATCCAATATTATCTCAGGAACGGGAAGCTCGGAATTATGCGCGAGAGCGAGTTCAACAAGAACAAGCCCGAGAACTATCTCAAACAAAAAACCAGGCTCTACCGCTACGTGCTCGTAGACCATTTCAGCGGCGCGTTCTTCTTCTATTATTACGACGCCAAAGGCGAGAACCAGATCAACCTCTTTGACTTCCTGCAGAGGGCCTGGGGACACAAGGAAGACGAGCGATATCCGTTCAGGGGCGTACCTTCAATCTTAATGATGGACGCGGGCTCGGCGAACAAGTCAAGAGCCGTGCTTGCGATGCTCGAACACCTCGACGTTCAGATACCTCCCACGATGCCCGGCAACGCGAGGACCAGGGGGTCGGTCGAGGGGTTTCATAACCAGCTTGAAGGGTGTTTTGAGAGTGCTCTCAGGGTCGAGCCAGCCTACGACATAGAGACCCTTAACGAATGGGCCCTGGACTTCGCGATCTGGCACAATGCGGAGCGCATCCACACCCGTACAAAAATGACGCGGACAGAGAGTTGGATCCAGATAAAGCCGGACCAGCTCCGCGAGATCCCCGCGCCTGAGATAATGCAGGACCTGTTTGCTAACCCGGCGCAGACCTGCCTTGTGGACGGTCGCTATCACATCCGGTTCAGGGGCGAAGAGTACAACATCAAACACATTCCTGGAGTCTACAGAAAGGCCAAGGTCCAGGCGATCCTCAAGCCCTGGATAGCCCCGGTTATCGCTGTCGAATATCAGGGCCAGAGCTACGAGGCAAAGCCCGTCCAGCTAGTGGACGGCCGCTTTACAGAATACGACGCTGTCGCCGGTCAGGAATTCAAGTCCACGCCCGAGACTGTCATTCAAAAAACAAAGAAGAGCATCGAGAACGCGGCATACGGCGAGGACGGCCGTAAAAGAGACTCGATCCCCTACGCCGGGACGGTCGCTTTCAACATACATGCGGACAAGCTTGGGAACCGCGTCTATCTGCCGCGCAAGGGCCACACGATCGAGATCGACAGGGAGATCGGCGAGACCCTCTTGCCGGTTATGGACCTGATAAAGCTCGTGGCGGGCGCGCTTGGAGAGGTAAGCCCGGAACTCAACAGGAGGATAAAAGCTGAATGCGGAGACCAGGTCAAGTCCGGAGACCTGCAGGAACTAGCTGAAAGATACGAACGCCTCGGCCGTCTGCTCGACACGGACCACGGCGAGGCGAATCAATTGGAGGCGGTTTAGCAAAACAGGAGGTGGAGTGTGCCCCTAAGACTCAAGTCTGTGATGATTAAATGCAATGTGAGCATGGCCGCGCTTGGCAAAGGCATCCTCAAGCCGGGAGGCAAGGGTGCTTACTCCAAGGCGACCATATTCAAGGTGCTGGACACAGGGGACCTGCCCACAAGGGAAAAGCCCGGAGCCTTCCGCCAGAAGGTGGAGAACTTCCTCGTAGACAAGCAGGAGATAGAACCCTGCCTCGAGAGGATGGGATTGAGGCTCAGTGACTTGTGGGACATGGTGGACGAACATGGCAACACGGTGGACCAGGGCGCGGCCAAGGGCTGCGACCCCGAGGACATCGGGAAGGAGGCGGAATTGTTAGAGAAAAAAGCATTAGATAAGTGGGGGCTACCTAAGGACCCGTTCGACCGGGACATCAACGGTGTGGACGATCTCTTTTTAAGCGCGGAGACGAACTTCATCTTCCTCGCGATAAAGAGCGCGGCAACGAGCCAGGGGCTGATGGGCATATCAGGCCACGTCGGGTCCGGGAAGACGAACGCGCTCAAGTGGCTGTTGGCAGAGCTGGACAAAGACGACAGCATCTGCGTGGTCCGCCCCAGGAGCCTGGACAAGAGCAAGATAACCGAGAAGGCCCTGGCCGACGCGATCATGCAGGACATCGTGGGCAGGAACTCCGCGTCCGGCACTGAGAGGCGCGCGCGCCAGCTCGAGCGCATCCTGGTCGACAAATACAGAGCCGGGGAAAAGGTCGCGATCATCATTGACGAGGCGCACATGCTCACGCCAAAGGCCGTGCTGCTCTTGAAGGCGCTCTACGAGATAGAGGATGGATTCAGCAAGACGATCGGCATCGTGCTCATCGGTCAGCTCGAACTCGAAGACCAGCTCCTGAACAAGACAAACCACCCGGAGCTTGAGCCTTTTATCGCGCGCTGCCATCTGACGCGGATACAGGGGCTGAATGGCTCGTTCGAAGCGTATCTGGCGCACAAGTTCAAAAAGATAAAGGTGAACCTGCATAAGGTCATTACTCCGGGGGGCCTGGAGGAAATGCAATCCAAGCTGGTGGTGATGAAGGACGGCAAGGTGGTGAGGTCCATGGCCTTCCCGCTTATCGTAAACAACATCATGGTCAAGGCCATGAACGAGGCCGCGCGCGTGGGCGAGGAAAAGGTCACGAAGGCCGTTGTCGAAAGTCTGGTGTGGTAGATGAAACCAATTAACTTCAAACAAAGCAACGAAGAGTTAAAAGCACCTCTAGGCTTGGAGGAAAAAGTTGGAGCCCTTCCAGTGTACAGCGATCCTGACGAGGAGCATATGGTCTCCTGTTGGGAACCGTCGAAGGAGGAACTGGAGGAAATAGCGAAGACCGGCAAGATATGGCTACATATTTGGGCGAGAACAACGTATCCCATATCCTTGTCAGGGACGACACCCTGGCCTGAAAAGAAAGAAGTTAAAGGAGATGGCTAGTGAACTGGTGCATTTTCGCGGATACGGATGTGAAGGAACTCGGGCTCTGCGAATACTCGGAGAAGGTGAGGGGCGTCAGCTCGTGCAAGGCGCTCACGAGCGCGAGGCCGAAGGACATGCTCAAGGCGTGCCCGCTCGGTCACGACAAGCCGGAAAAAGGAAAGGAAGGGGATAAATGAAAAAGCCACCTAAAAAAGGTGACGTTATAAGGACTCCGTGGGGGATGCATATTTATAACACTGCTGACCTCATTGATCTTGCTTTGAGTGTCCTCAGCTCGGCAAGCACACTGATACAAACAGATGAGCCTAGAGACATGCACGTTGTTCGAGGAAAACTGGGTCTTGCGGGAAATAATGTAAATCATATGCAGGGCCAGGTAGAGGAAAAGATTAAAGGGAAAGGTAAATGTGGTTCATGTGGGGGATGGGTTGATCCTGGGGAGGAAGTCTGCCCGAATTGCAAGGCCAAAAAATGAGCGTAAAGAAAATGAAGAGCCTGGGGGAGCAGTGGAGCGAGACAATGCAGAAACTGGGCAAGGAGCTTGAAGAACTTCCTGACAGGATTGCCGTTGCGCTCGAGAGGCGGCTGAACTTCGTGAGCGCGGTGATCGCGCTCTTTGCGGTGGTGGCCGCCCTGATCTTCCTGCTCGGATTCTCTTACGGCATAAACCATTACTGAAAGGAGGACAAATATAGTGTTCGATAAGCTGGCAAAAACATTGTTCAACGCGCACAGGGAGCTAAAGGAAAAGGCTGACAGGTTCAACACTGCCCACATGAAGCTCCTTGTCCATTACGTCCCGCTGTTAAAAAGGGCTGCAAAGAAAAGGGCAGACGCAGAGGCGGCTCTGCTTAAAGAGGTCAAGGCACACCCCGAGGCATTTGACAAGCCCCGGAGCCAGAAGCTCCTCGGGTGGAAGTACGGGTTTCAGAAGAAGACCGGCAAGGTCGAAGTGCCTGACGAGGAAAAGACGATAAAGCTCATCAAGAAGCACCTGCCGAAGCTGGTCTCGCAGCTCATCATTAAAAAGGAAGCGGTGAGCAAGGACGCTGTTGCAAAGCTCACGGTCGAGCAGGCGAAGAAGATCAGCGTAAACGTGGTTGAGGACGGCGATGTTGCGTTTGCGAAGCTGATAGACACCCAGGCCGCGAAGATCGTCAAGCAGGCTCTCAAGAACGCGGAGGTAAGCGCGCGATGAAAAAGAAGGGCCTGGTCCTCAAGCACACGCACAAGGAGAACGGCGAGATCAAGTTCCAGGGCGCGGTCTCGCTCGGCGGCGGGTGCAAGATAGTGGGCCCGCTGAAAGATAAAAAGAGCGTGGCCAGGAAGAAGGTCGAGAAGGTCTGTAGAGGGCTCAACATCGATATCGAATGGATAGGTGACAAATGAGAACAAGGTTTGCGGGGTTCAGAACGGGTGACGGCATTCTGGATATTGAGGTTCCGGATACACCGCTCAAACCCACCATCGTGAGGGTCTTTCACGATGAGATGGAGTTCAAGAACGTAGATGATTTCGATGCGTGGATAGGGACTCTCCAGGCTGCGCGCGATGAATTCACGGCCGTGAGGGCGACATGAACCTCAGGCCGGAGTGCGTGATAGAAAAATGCGAGCGGCTGCTCTTCACGAGTTCGGAGGCTGGTGGGATGTTCATAGCCGAATTCTCCTGTGAGGTAACAGGGGAAAAGAGGACGTGCCTCTACCCCGAAAACTCTCCGTTCCTCTGCCCTCATTACGTGATGAAGGGCGCGGCCGTTTTCAGACAACCTGCAACATTATTGGAAAGGATATCTCAATGCTTTTAGGGTCGAACATTATTTACAGGATCCCGGAGACGGGAGAGGCCGCAGCGGCGAAGATTATCAAGGTCCACGACCGCGAGTGGGTTGACCTCGTCTTCTGGAGGTCTTCGGAGACAGAACTCAGGGAGAGCGTAAAGCTGGGATACGAACCCGGCCAGTGGCAGCACACAATGTGCCTCCAGCACGACAAGCACGGCAGGCCGGTCTACGAGGAGGAGAAATCACAATGAAAAGACTTTTGATAGTGCTAGCGGCTGTGGCCGTGCTCGCGAGCTGCGCGGGCGTCGAGCGCAAATGCGTTGAGGAGGCGCTTGACAGCAACAGGAGCTTGAGGGGGAATGTTCAAAAGTTGGATAGCATTGCATTGGACCTCGAAAAGTTTTTGACAACCAGAGGAGACAGCCTTAGCGACGAAGGGTATGAATGGCTCGATGATTGCCAGCAGAAAGTAACCGTGCAGGCCAGTCTCTTTGAAACAGAGGCGACCAGGATAACGCTCGAGGAGATGCGTTTCCTTAGTGGAATGAAGGACTCATTATTTACCTCGAACATAAAACGCTGTCTCAACAGGTGAGGAGGGGTTATGTGTATTGATGTCTTACAGAGAGTAGCAACGGCAAAGGAAGTCCTTCTTGAATTACTGGAGGACTCGGAGAATGGCGACTTAGACCGCTCGGCGATCGAACATGTGATAGCCCTCCTACCGAATACCTGAGGAGGCATTATGAACGGATCTGAACATAATGCGATAAATGACGTGCTGGCGGAAATAAAAGAAGAACTGATCCGCGCTCGTGATAAATATAATGGTTTCAATTCTAATCACGAAGGATATGCGGCTATAAAAGAAGAACTCGACGAGCTATGGACTGAGATCAAAAGCGAAGATCCCTCGCTGGAGAGCTTACACAGGGAAGCAATACAAATCGCGGCGATGGCGGTTATGTTTGTCCAAGACTGCACAATTACAACCGAAGGACAGCCGATTGAAATCAAGGCGGAAGGAACTACACATAAGGTGTTCTCCTTCACCGAGCGCAAGGAAGACGGCGAGTATATTTCGCTCAAAATAAAGGGCGCGTGGGCCAGGCTTCTAAAGGACCAGTGTATTTTGGACATTATCAAGAGGACCGTTATTATCTCGCGTGTCTACGCGAAGTCGGTGGGGTTAGCGGAATGATCTACGTTGACGAGAAAGGGCATCTGGTCACGGACGGGCACGAGAACGAGCTGCACGTCTTCGCGCGTTCCATCGGCCTCAGGCGCGAGTGGTTTCAGGACAAGCCCGAGAGGCCGCACTACGACCTCACCACCACACGCTCGCGCAACAGGGCCCTCAAGGCGGGAGCTTTGCTCGTGACGGGCCCCAGGGCGATCGTCAAGGTCCTCAGGGGAGAGCCGATGGTGCCTTGCGACACCTGCGGGCTTTACGACTCGAAATATGACATGACGCCGAATGCTGGGTTTGATATCTGTCCAGTGTGTTGGGATAACCTCAAAAAACATTATGAGCGTTCCGTCCCAGGTCGAATAAAAAGCACTGCTTTCTTCAACACGAAAGACGTGGTGAACCCGACATGATGAGATTCGCGCATGAAGCTATAAAGATGAGACGGATAGAGTTGGGCCTGACGCAGGCTGAGGTCTCTGAGCGGTTAATTATATCCCAGGGGGCTTTCTCTCTGATAGAAAGAGGCTGCTCCGGGTTCTCTGTTACTGATCTGATCGTACTCGCGGACATTCTGGATCTGAGTATTGATGAACTGTTCACGGAGGACGGATGAGGATAATCTCTTTTGGATGGACATCGCCCGCGCTCCTGGCCGGGGCGAAGACGGTTACGCGCAGGGACTGGAAAGACAGTTGGGCCCGGAGGTTCAAAAAGGGCGACATCTGCCAGGCATACGACAAGGACCCGCGCTACGGCGGCAAGCGGATCGCTTACATCGAACTCACCGAGTATCCCGTCAAAGAGCCCATGGCAAATATGCTCGAGAGCGACTATTACAAAGAGGGCTTCTCTTATCTTCACGAGCACCCGGAGCTGATCCCCGCCTCGATGCCGTTTGATGTCAGCCCGGCCGGATTCAACCAGTGGCGTCTCGACGGCACTGAAATGTGGGTGATCAGGTTCAGACTACGCAAAGAAGTCTGCCTTGACTGTAATGAGATCGACTGTCTCTGCGCAGAGGCGGACGAGATAGCCAGAACCAGGACGAAAAGAAAGAAGGTGAAGGTATGAAGTATTTAATGATCGACAGCACCGGAGGTGGAGCAGAGGGCAGTTTTCATGTATTTGAGGACGACGGCAACGGTCAACAGGTCCTGATCTACACTGGAACCCTTGAGGACGAAGCGTACTTCAAAATACTCGAGCGCGCCGGGATCAGCGTCGAAGTGTACGAGCTGGACGATTTTATGAAGGCTCTCACAGAGGGCAAGTTCAGCGGAGAAATGGGAGATTCATTGGAATTGCGCACATGCTCGTCTTGCGGGAAAAAGGGCACAAACAATTGTCCGCTTCGGGTGTGGGGCCGCAATGAAAAACAGGAGGGCAAAAACATCAACACAAAAGCCACGGATTATTGCTCGCACTTCGAGCTGGAGGACGAGGGATGAGCGAGATATCGGAACACATAACCGCGATCCCGGAAGAGTACAGGAGCTACAATTGCCAGTTTGATCTCAACCCTGAATTTGAGTACGTTGTTTGCTACAGCGGGGATCTGAATAGATCGCTTGCAGGGTTTAACACAATAGACGAGGCTGTCAAGCACCTCGAATTTATTGCTCCTGAATGGGAGTCCCTTGAAGGGATGCTCATTATAAAATCATGCCTTGGCGGGATTCAAAAGCGCAGGAATTATTATGAGGAATTGAACGCATTTAAAAGCTCGTTCAGGAAGTTCCTGAGGCTGAAATGACGGAGGCGCGGTGAATGAACTCTCGTTATTCACAGGGGCGGGCGGAGGATTACTTGCAAGCCATCGCCTGGGATGGACTACAGTCGGGTACGTCGAGTTCGAGGATTATCCACAGAGAGTCTTGCGTCAGCGAATCCGGGACGGCATATTGCCGCTGGCCCCGATATACGGCGATATCAAAACATTCATTAAAGAAGGGTACGCCGAAGCGCATAAGGGCCTGGTTGATATCATCTCAGCGGGTTTTCCCTGTCAGCCGTTTAGCGTGGCTGGCAAGGGCGAAGCAGAGAACGACCCGCGAAACATGTGGCCTCCAACGATCGAGTGCATTCGCATCATACGACCGCTCTACGCGGAGCTGGAGAACGTCTCCGGGTTGCTCTCCGCAGGGCAAGCATTCGCCCTCGTCGCTCTGGAGAAAATTCGGCAGCTCGATCTTTTTGGCGCGGGAGATTGTAAGCCGGGCGGTGGGCGCTTCGTTCGTTTCGTGCTCAAGGTTATGGGGCTCCGCTACTTCGGACGAGTACTGGGAGACCTGGCCGAAGCGGGGTATGATGCTCGATGGTGTGTGCTGGGAGCTGACGACGCCGGAGCAAACCACAGACGCAAGCGGCTCTGGATCTGGGCCTGGAGGCGCGAATAATATGTGGAGGACTCCCGATTCAGGATCTAAAGATAATGTGGCAACACCATCGAAATGTCTTTTAAATGGTACGGCTCGATCAAACCAGCAAGTCCGTTTAGCTGACCAGGTTGTTATGAGAGATCGTGGAATAATTCCGACGCCCTCCGTGATGGACTCGGCCGGATTCTGCGGGAAGCCGGACAAGGGACGGACGGGGCCCACCTCCGGACGCACGCTCACAGGCAAGGTGCTCGAGCTCGAGGGTAGAGGGCCCCACTCTGAAATGTATATGACGCCGAATTGCATGGACGGGATGCCGGGCAAATCACAGAAGGCCCTTGACTATGAATACACTCACAGAAAAGGCCGGAAGTCGCCGAATAATCTAAGAGACCAGATAGCGGTCGACGCGGGCGAAAGGCATTGGCGCACTCCAGCATCAAGCGACGGCGAAGGCGGCATAATGCAAATGTATAAAGATAAAACTGGCCATTATAAATTGCGCGACCAGGTTCAGGGAATCAATGAAAAGTTCTGGCCGGAAAAACAGCTTCCGACGCCCAGGGCGTCGGAAGGTAATAGTAGAAGTTCTAAAGGAACTAAAAGCCACAAGCATCAATTAGGTAGATTTTATCTTACAGCAGTAATAAAGGAAAATGAACCAGTAGGTGGCCAGCTCAACCCGGACTGGACGGAGTGCCTTATGGGCTGGCCTCCGGGATGGACATCGCTCGAGCCTCTTCCTCTCGAGGTGTGGGCAATGTGGGAGAGGCAATTCAATAACTGGTGGCCTAGCCACGGAACGCCATTTTACTATTCTAAAAAAGGTGGCCTTGAATTAACGGGTAGAATCGCAATGGCGTGGCATTGCCTCGAGCTGATATACCCGAGGCTCACCACGATCAAGGAACACCGCACGAACCGCCTCAAGGCCATCGGCAACGGCCAGGTAGCTCAAAGCAAGGTCAAGGCCATTTTATTAAATATGGAGGCGCGGTGAATGTATAAATGGCGGAAAGATATTGCACAGTGGACTGCGAAGGACACGCTCTATCTCTCAGTCGTGTTCACCTGGGACCTTCCGAGGGCTCGTGAGATCGCCGAGACAAGCAAAAAGCGGGTCGTTGCAGGCGGCCCGGCCGTAATGTTAATGCCGGACTACTTGGGCGACGTGGCAGATGTCCAGGCGTCCACAGTATTTCCTGCCCTGGCGTTTCATAATCCAATGGCAACGTTCACCACTCGAGGATGTCCGAATGTCTGCGGATTCTGTGCTGTGCCCTCGATCGAGGGCGGACTGATAGAACTCAAGAAGTGGGATATCCGGCCGATCGTCTGCGACAACAACCTTACTGCCGCGTCAATGAAACATTTCAACAAGGTCGTGGACTCGTTGAAAACGCTTCCTTTCGTGGACTTCAATCAGGGCTTTGATTCTAGCCTTTTTAACTCTGAACACGCAGAGAAACTTACAGAGCTGAACAACGTGAAAATCAGGTTCGCTTTTGACAATTCAATTCGTCAGCATGACCTTGAAGATACGATCATCGTTGCGCGACGTTACGGGCTCAAAAACATAGGTGTTTATACCCTCGTTGGATATGACTCATCGCCTGAGGATGATCTTTACAGGCTGACGTTTGTCAAGGACGTTCTAGGTATCCGTCCTAACCCGATGAGATATCAGCCGCTTTATGCCCTCAAGAAAAACGAATATCTTCCTGAACAGTGGATTCACGAATACAGATCCCGCGAAAAAGCGGAGATTGAAATGCTGAGGCTGATGCAATATTGGTCAAGACTGTCGTGGCACGAGCATATCCCATTTGATGAATATGTCTATCGTGACGACGAGAGAAAACAGGAGGCATTGTTCTGAGTTCTGACCAGGGCATGATAGATTTTGAGGGCAAGGGCCCGGACGGGTTCACGAAGGAGGAATTGTTGATTATGGAGTATCTCGAGCACGGAAGGGGCAACGCCAGGCCGATGCCTTATCTCGCCGAGCGGGCGGGCATCCCTACCCGTACCCTGCAGTCCATAATCCACCATCTGATAGTGGACCACAAAAAGCCGATCGGCTCCACGAGCAAGCAGCCCGCCGGTTACTATCTCGTCTCAAACGAGGACGAGCTGGACGAGGCTTTAGTAAATCTCAGAAACAGGGCGATGTCGACTCTGCACAGGATGGCTTCGCTCAAGCGGGTGAGCTTTGACGAGCTGCTCGGGCAACTCAGAATTGAGGATGAAGAACATGGGCATTAGAGAACCTATCAAGGAAGACGGACAGCTCATCTGCCCGCACGACCATATGTCGCTTATCCCGGTCGGCGGCAACGGCAAGCCTCGATCGCTCGAGTGCTTCTGCGGGTACGTCTGGTACCTGGGCGCGAAGATCGAAATATCAGACCGCAACACCCTCGTCCCAGGAGCCCAGGGCAAACGCTACTCGCCGGAGAAAAGGGAGCGCATAAAAGAAATGGTCAAGCAGGGAAAAGGCAGAATGGACATCGCCCTGGCGCTCGGAGTCAGCGAGGCGGCCGTGGATTATTACAGGCAAAAGGCGAGCCTGACAAAACCGACCCCGAGGATATCGGTCGAGGACAAACGAATAGTCGTCGAACTCGCAAAGAAAAAATATACGAACAAGATCATCTCGCAAAAAACGGGCCTTACCGCAAGCTCCGTTTTTTATATCCGCTCTTGCGCAAGGGCGACGGGTGAGCTGTGAGCGCGCGAACTCAGAGGAGCCCGGAGGACCAGAGGCGCGCCGACCTGGCGAGGATCCACATCCTCAAGAAAGACATCGGCTTTGGGGACGAGGAATACAGGAACTTCATGCTGGATAATTTCTGGAGCAGCTCTTCGGCAGACCTCACAGCCGACGAGCGCCGGAAGTTCATCGGCCTGCTTGCTAAGAAGCTCGAGGCCAGGGAGCGCGGGATCCGGACGAAAAAGAAACCGCAGAGCATGGCCGACTTTCCCACGCCCGAGCAGAAGGGGAAGATAGACGCCCTGGCGAACGATATCAAATGGCGCGAGGGCAAGGTCCGGGGGTTGAAGGGGTACTGCCTGAGGATGCTCGGGGTCGCGTGGCCACAGTCGATCGGCGAGGCGAGCAGGTTGATCGAGTATCTCAAAAAGATGAAGGAAACCCAGCAGAGAAAGGCGGGAGAGAATGTCTGATCAAGGTAAGCTGCCACACCTGGACGAGGAATCGAGGAGGATGCACGAGGAGCTTAAAAAGAAGCCGGAGACTCAGACGCCGGTGAGCGACGCGATCAGGGAGGCGATGCCCGATGGGCGGGCGACAGTTCAGATAGACTCTGTGCTCGCGGATATCTCGAAGTCGAGGCGTGATTTTAAGGAAATGATGGCACTGTCCCCTGAACTCAAGGAAAGGGACGACTGTTGTCTTTTGAGCCTCCAGGCATTGTTGCTCGGCACTTCAATTGTCACGTTCAAGTTCCAGTGCCCGCACTCAGTGAACTTGTTGGCGTTGAGGCTGAGCTATTGCCCGCACTGCGGAAAAAAACTATAATCAAATGGAGGGAAATATGAAGATGAAAATATTCTACATCACGGCGGCAGTGATCATGTTACTGATCTCAGTGTCTCCGCTCCTGGCGGCAGACCTCTGGATGTCCACGCACGTCAAGCGCGTTGTGGACGGCGACACTTTCGTTTTCAATAACGGAGTGGAGGACAGATGCCGGATGCTGGGCTACAACGCTCCTGAGAAAAAAGAGAATCCCAAGCTCTACGAGGCCGCAAAGCAGAGACTCACCGCGATCTTCGACTGGAGCGGTAACAAGATCTATATCTTTACACAAGGTCGCGACAAATGGAACCGGCTCCTTTGCCAGGTCTACATTAACGACGGCGTGGACGTGAACGCTTTGATGCGCGCCTGGCTCGAAGACATGCGTTACGAAGGCGTGGGCAAATACGACTGGATGAACAAATGAAAGTTAAGGTTAAGATCGACCCCGAACGCCTTGGCAGGTTCATTCACGCTGACCGTGAGCAGGCCATATTGGAGAACTTCCAGAAAGGCATGAGAGCCGCCGCCTTGGAGCTGCGCGAATATGCCTGGGCTGGCTTCGGGGAAATATTGAAAAGAATGAGACGAGCGGAGCTGATCGCGAAGATCAGGAGCTTGAAGGCTCGGGGGTTACTATGATAAAAGCGATCAAAGCCTGGTGGCGGCGCTTCCGGCGCGACTGCGTGCGCACGAGCCTCATGCGGCATTATGGTTTCACCGTAGAGAGAATAACGGATGGCGTGATAGACGACATTATGAATATGTCCGAAAAGCTTAATATCTCCACAGCAACCTCATCCATGGTCTTAGCAGCATACGGAGTTACAGGGGACATGGAAAAAACGCTAAAAGCCATTGAATATCTCTACAAGCGCGGAGCCATTGTGAGCTTTGAAATGATATGCTGGACTGTCAGGAACGGGAAGGTATAATGAAAAACTGGACTGACAAGATAAAGCCCGAGGACCTGCCGGAGCCCTTGCGCGAGATCGCGGCCGAGATAGGCATCGAGGCCACGCTCACGCTCTCCGAGGAGTTCGGCGGAGGCGAGATCTACCTCCCGCAGGCCACGAGCGTGATCGCGGCCGCGAAACGCAGGTTCATTTTAGACAACCCGAAAATGAGAGTGCGCGACCTGAGAAGAAAAACAAAATACTCCGACCGCCAGATATTGAGGATCAGGAACAAAGAAGAAGACGAGAGAGTCGCCGCGCTCCAGGAGTCCCTCCAGCTTTAACCCTCCGTGACATTGTCACGTTACTTTGTCATGTTACTATCCCCCCTGCTTATGCGTAGCATAAAGCTATGCTTAAACATAAATTTCAGATAGCAATATCAAAGACCGCAACAATCTCCACTCCCCTATGCCCCGGACGTTCGGGCACGTCCGGGGCACCCGCCTCTTGTTTAGAAGTGGAGGACGATGGATGAGCGCGGACAAAAGATTCAGCTACGAGCAGTGGGCAGTAGGCAGGCTCAGGTTCGGCGACAAATGCACAAAGGGCGGCGGTGCCTGCATTCCTCTGAGGGAAGACGAAATCTGTCGTAAATGTTTTGAGGCCGCAAAGGAGGCGCACGAGCAAAATGCTGGAAACAAATCTGACTGATATTGAGCTTGCCAAGTTCATGCTCGAGGTGCTGACCCGGAACGAGATAGGGTCGGACAGGAGCAAGGCATATTGTTTCTCTGACCCGGACGGGGTAGAGAGCGGGAAGTCCGGGTACTCCTTCGGCCGCGTCCAGTTCGACATCGAGAACAACTGGACAGCGATCGACTGCCTCCGCGCCTGCGGTTTCAGGCCGAAGGACCTCGACCGGCTCTTTGAACAGAAGGGGCCCATCTCCGACCTGAACATAAAGCTCGAGGGGAAGTCATACGTGGTGGACAGGTTCGACATGCTTCACACTGTCGAGTCGGTCGAGCACTGCAAGAGGCTCATAGAAGACTCAGACATCAAGCTCTCGAGCGTCGAGACCTTCCTCCATATAGTGGACTATCACAGTCAGCTCTACATGTCGGAAGGCGGCAAGCTGCACAGACATCTTAAAAGCCTGATGATCACTGCACGGTGGGAGGTGGATCCGAAAAACATCCTCAACTTCAAGCTTAATCACACAAAGTGGGGGCGCGAGCGTCCGGACGACGTGCGCCGCCGCTTCAAGAACATAGAGGCTTTCTGCGAGACAAACGACGCACTTAAAACGGAGGGGTGAGAGATGATTATTGGCCTGACAAGCATACTTCAAATGGCGGGGCTTTTCTTCCAGAGTTCCGTTGGCAAGGAAGTCACCGAGGATGTAAAAAAGAAACTGAACAAGTTCAGGCGGCCGTGGTACCTCTCCCGCAGGTTCGTTGGCGTAGCGATAGCCGTGATCGCGCAGATCGCCAGTGCCTTGCTCGCGGGCCTGGACATAACGGACGTGCAGATAGTCCAGATCACCGATTATGTGATCCAGGGCCTTGACTTCCTTTCGGTCTACGGCGGCGGACTCTCATTGTTCGGCTTCACTAACAGGGAGAAGAAACAGCTTGGGTAGCTTCATTAACATGAACGAGGTATGGGCCAAGCTGGTGGTACAGGCCCCCGGCCTGATAATTGCGCTCGTTATCCTTTTGGGCCTTTATAAGTTGATGCGTGATTTCGGACTCGAATTCATTAAGGCCCAGCAGGACCAGGCAAAGTCTCTGGCCTCACAGGCAACGGCAATGACCGGGCTTACCAACTCCATCGGCGAGTTCATTATGCGCGACAACGGAGACCACTCTGAGATGCGGATATTAATGAAATTCGCGGTCAAGGGCAGCGAGACAATAAAACACACACTCGGCGATCTCGGCAAGAGCATAAATGATTTGAATGTCAACGTAGACGAACTCAGACAGGAAGTCAGGGACGTAAAAGGAGGACCAGATGCAGACTGATCCGGAAAAAGAACATTTCAGGATCGTGCGGGGCTTGATATTGGGCTCCCTCATCCACGAGCACCCCAAAGCGGTTGACGTTCATGTCGTTTTAAGGGTGCTCGACGACATGGAACACACGATCAGCGCTCACGAGCTGAACAGCCATCTTGTTTATCTGAAAGAGAAGGGTTACGTCGAGCTGATGAACCCCAAAGGCAAGAGCTACAACATCAAGATGGTGAAGATAACCGCCAAAGGGACTGACCTGCACGACAAGTTCATCGAAGACCCCGGCGTGTTCGTGGGGCCCTAGCCGTGGGGAAGGCCACTCGCGATAACAGGGACCAGGCTTTCATCGTCTACTGCGAGGAAGGCGGCAACGCCGAGCGCACGCGCAGGAGGCTCAAGACCGAAATGGGCCTCAGCCTCACGCGCAAGAGCCTCAATGAATGGATAAAGAAATATAAGTTCAAAACCCGGCGTATCGAGGTGGACGCAAAGCGCCAGGCTGACAAGGACGCAGTCGACACTGCCTGGACAAAGGCGGTGGGCGGTTATCTCAGGTTGATGAGGCAATACGAGAATTATTTTGAATCCCCTGAGTTTTTAAGCGATAAGGGAAAGCCGGATGATCAGGCGGTTTACGCTTACGCCAGCATCACAGGCCATCTCCGGATGTACTTGAGAAAACTGGACTACATAAAGGAAGACGAGAAGATGCCGGACCAGGACGTGAAGAAAAAGGCGCAGGAGATATTGAGGGACGTTTATGGTATCGGTGATTGAAGATAAAATAGACATTGCGCCGCCACCGCTGGAGGCTCCGCCGCCGCCGCACGTTTGCGCTACGGCTAAGGTCAATACAAAAAAGACTGGGCAGCCAGCCGTCAGAAAAATACTCCTGCCGTACCAGCGGCGTTTCGTGTCCGACCGTTCAAAGAGAAAAATATGGGTCGCTTCCCGCCAGGTGGGGAAATCATTTGCATTGAGCCTCGAGGCTCTGGTCGAAGCGTTCTCCGCGAAATGCGACAACCTTGTGCTCTCAAGCTCGCAGCGCCAGAGCCGGGAGATCATGCGCAAGGTCAAGGACCACATGCAGGCCATGAAGATCCTAAGCGGCGGGGAGATCGAGGCGATCAACGAGCACGTTGAGGACCTCACGCTGCCGAACGGATCGAGGATAGTCTCACTCCCGGCAAGCCCGGACACGGTCAGGGGATTCACCGGGAACATCTATCTCGACGAGTTCGCTTTCCACGCTAACCAGCGCGAGATCTACAAGGCAGTCTATCCCTTCACCACGAGGGGCTACAAGATAAGGATATGCTCGACACCCAACGGGATGAACAACATGTTCTACGACCTCGTGAACAGGCCGGACTCTCCGTTCTCAAAACACGTTACGGATATCCACCTTGCAATAAAGGAAGGGCTCGACGTAGACCTTGACGAACTTCGCAGAGGAGTGTCTCACCCTGACGACTGGGCACAGGAATTCGAGTGCCTGTTCGTGGACGAGGCCAGGGCACTTCTTACTTATCTTATGATCCAGGCGGCAGAGGACACGATGGCAACGCAAGACCTTGCCGACTGGAACGGGATAACTTCTAATTCGGAGCTATATCTCGGCATGGACATCGGGCGCAAGCGCGACCTTAGCGTGTTCTGGATATTTGAAAAAGTGGGCGATGTGTTCTGGACACGCGCCGTGATCGTGATGCACAAGGCCCCCTTTACCGCACAGAGAGAAAGGCTTTACGGCTTGATGGATTTACTCGGCATCAAGCGGGCGTGTATTGATTCAACCGGCCTGGGGATGCAGCTTGCCGAGGAGGCCCACACCAGATACGGATCTCGCGTGGAGCCGGTCACGTTCACCGCTCCAGTAAAAGAGGACCTAGCCGTAACCACTCTCCGGAGTTTTCAGGACAGGGTTGTTCGTGTCCCGATGGACACGGAGATCAGAGAGGATCTGCACAGCGTTCAGAAGGTCGTCACCGCTGCGGGCAACGTCCGTTACGATGCGCAGAGATCTGACGCTGGCCACGCTGACCGCTTCTGGGCCCTTGCCCTGGCCGTGCACGCGGGATCGAATCCTGCGGGCCCGATCGAGTACCTCGGACTCGGCACGAGGACCACGTTCTCGGGCATGGATGCCGAAGAGGTGGCCTGGCGTCGCAAGAGGGGCGAAAAGGTGATCACAGGGTCCGGATTAGGGAGGAAAGGATGTTTCTAGGAGAGCCACGCTCAGGCACGAACGGCGATTTTCAGCACCCGACCCTCGCGCCGGGAGCCGTTTACCCGTTTATAAACGAAAATGAACGCCTCTGGAGGCAATCTGAACATGGTGGATAGAGAAAACAGGAGTCGAAAATGGGCCTGACGAATCCATTCAACCAGGAAAGCCTCGGGAAGAAGCCTGAGACAAAGATCATTGATGTCGGCGGGGCGACCCGGATACGCAATCAATTCTCGAATTATCCGTCTCAGGGCCTGACCCCGGAGTTTCTGACGGAGATCTTCCGCCAGGCGGACACCGGCGACATGCGCACGATCATGGAACTCTACACCGAGATGGAGGAAAAGGACGCACACCTGGGCTCTGTCCTGCAGACAAGAAAAATGACGGTGAGCGGTCTGCCCTTCGACGTGCTCCCGTTCTCGGACGATGCCAGGGATGTTGAGGTCGCGCAGTTCTGCGACGACGCCCTGAAAGCCATAAAGAACCTCGAGGACGGGTTCTTTGACATCCTCGACGCCGTGGGCAAGGGTTACAGCGTTACGGAGATAGTCTGGAACACAAAGAGCGGCAAGGCCCTCATCGACGGCCTCAGGTGGTGGGACCAGAAGGCTTTCACTTTCCTGAAACAGGACGGCACCGTGTCCGAGTTCCCTTATCTCATTACGGACGAGAACCAGGTCTACGGCGAGGTGCTCCAGCCGGGCAAGTTCGTCGTTCACCAGGCGCGAACGCGGTCGGGCATGGTCAACAGGGCGGGCGCGCTCAGGCCGATAGCCTGGATATATCTTTTCAAGAACTACACGCTCAAAGACTGGGTGATCCTCAATGAACGATTCGCAAACCCGTTCAGGCTCGGTAAGTACATGGCCGGAGCGTCAGAGGCAGAACGTGAGGCCCTCAAGCAGGCCGTCTTCTTCCTGGGTACGGACTCGGCCGCGATAATCTCCGAAGCCACGGAGATCGAGATTATCGAGAGCGAAGGGAAGAAGTCCAGCGCGGAGATGTTCGAGAAACTAGCCGAGTACATCGACAAGGCCATGACAAAGGCCGTGCTCGGGCATACTGGCGCGGCCGAGAGCACGAGCGGGAAGCTCGGGGGCGAGAACATGGCCGAAGAGGTGCGCGACGATATCGTGCGTGCGGACGCGACGGCGCTCTCGTCCACATTAAAGCGCGACGTGCTCTCGCCGCTAGTGGCCTTCAATTTCGGCCCGGATGTGCCGGTGCCGAAAGTGAATTTCAACTTCGGGGATGAGGAAGATCTCAAGGAGCTGGCCGAGACTCTTAAAACAATCGGAGAAATGGGTGTCAGCCTTCCTGTTGCTTGGGTCCGGGAAAAATTCGGGATACCTGCTCCGGAAGATGGCGAAGAGACGACAAAGGGAGTTGCCGTAGAAGACAAAGGCAAAGGCAACGGCAACGGAGACATTGACAACGACGACAATGGGGACGGTGACGACGAGTGATCCACATCCACCAGGGCATAGAGTGCGTGGACGGCTGCAAGTGCGGCGGCCCTGCCAAGCTTGAGGGCCTCGAACTCATGGTCATGCAGGCCGGTGAGGATGGATGGGAAGGGGAATATCTCTCGCGCCTGACGCCAATGTTCGAGCAGCTTGCCGAGACCGCGCTTGAAGAGGTCTCCGAGTGGATACGCACCCGCGCGACAGTGCCTTCGCAGCTTGAGTTCACTACGGAAGTCGAGAGGATCCTCGGCGAGGAATACGCGAAGATTAACACAGAGGTCGCGAGCCGGTTTGTTGACGAGGCGTATAACTGGAACTACGCGGCCGACATATTGCCGCCCGGACTGGATGTCTCTTTCGGAGGAGCTGACCTGAGGGCCGTGAACGCCCTGGCCGAGTCGGACAACCTGGTACTGAGTAAGTTCCTGAAAAACTCCGGGACCAGCCTGACTCTGAAAAAATTCTTACAAGAGGAATATCTGGAAAAAGGAGAGGCGCTGTTCGGCGCAGACAACGGGGACGCTATCCGCGATCTCAAATCACGGCTAGGCGGCAGGCTCGGAAAGGTAACAAACCAGGAGCTGAGGCGAATAGTTGAAACGTCGGTTCAAAGAATACGCAATCGTGGGTCTCTCCAACAGATAGAGACCTCGGCGGCCGTCTTCGTGCAGATATTCGAGCCAACGCGCGAATGCCCTTTTTGCCAGGCAATGCACCTCAAGATAATAAAGGTAAAGGACGCGGTCAGGCGTGCCGTATTCCTGGACACCCTCACAGAGGACCAGTTTATTAGCCAGTTCAAGGTCGACAAGAACAAACCCGAGCTGGAGAACCTGGACAGGTTCATCGGCGAGGGCTTCCTGCCCCCGTTCCATCCTCACTGCAGGGGAAGGTTGAGGATACCGGTCTAATGGCTGAAAGCACGATAAAGATAACTCCGACATTAAAGTCTCTACTGGAAAGGCTCGGCGGGGATATCAAGGGCGGGTTCGAGGCCGGGATGAGCAGGGTGCTGTCCGTGGCCGAGGCTCACTCTCTTGACGAGGTGCCGGTGGTTACGAGCAACCTCCTTAACTCCATCACGTCTTTTGTGACCGACTCCGGTCGCACCGGAGTTTTGAAGGCGACCGCCGCTTACGCGCTGTTCGTGCACGAGGGGACAAAGCCCCACGTTATCCGGCCGAAGAATCCGGGCGGTGTGCTCGCTTTTATGGTGGGCGGGAATATGGTGTTTACAAGAAAAGTAAATCACCCAGGCACAAAGAAGAACCCGTTCCTGCAGAAGGGTGTTGACAAGACAGACCTTGGCAAGGAATTCGAGGCGGGCATCCAGGGATTTTTAGAACAGAGGGGATGGTAGGCATGGCTGAGTTCAACAAGAAAGCTTTCGCACACGCGATGTCCCTTATAAAGGAAGGCAAGGTCAACACGACCGCGCGCTGGTCCTTCACTCCAGAAGACGGCAACCGCATCCTCGGGGATCCGCAGGACTTCGAGAGGTTCGCGCTCTGGCACCTGGGCATGGAGCCCGGAGTCTCGCGGCAGAGTAAGGGTTTTTATAAATTCCCTTACGGCAAGGACGGCAAGGTGTTCAGATCCGCACTTGTCGCGATCAAGCAGCGAGCCGGGCAGTCAGGCGACGGCGAGATCATCGAGGAGGCCGGGAAGCTCCTTGATGCCGTGGACATGGACGAGATGGCAGGCAGCCAGGTCTCCGTGGCTATGAAGATACAAACCGGTCAGAAGCCGCCCGATTGGATCCAAATGTTACCGCTTGGCAGACACGAAACTCGTAAGGGTGATTTCGAGATGAATCGCGAGGAGATGTTAAACGTAATTGAACACTTTAAAACTGATTTTAAGGACGTGGACTTTTTGATCGATTACGAACACAAATCGCTGACGGGAGAAGAAGCTCCGGCCGCAGCCTGGGTCACACAGCTTGAGGCAAGGGACGATGGCGTTTGGGGGAAAGTAGAATGGACCCCGAGGGCGGCTGAATCTCTGAGAAACAGGGAGTACAGGTACCTGAGTCCTGTGTTCCTCCTTGAGGCCGAAAGTAGAAAAGTTACGAGACTTATCAGCGCCGCGCTTACGAACACCCCGGCGATAAGGTCTTTAGACGCAATAATCGCTTCCAGTACAAATAGCCCCGGAACCGGGGCGCAACAGAAGGAGGGCAACATGTTCGAAAAGTTGTTAGAAGCCCTGGGCCTTGCGTCCGGAGCCGGAGAGGATGCCGCGATCGTCGCGGTACAGACGTTGAAGGACAGTTTAAAGGCCGCGCAGGATCTGGTGATCACGCACGAGCCGCTCATCGCCTCGATGGGTGACATCGCTAGTCACCTGGATCTGCCGGAGGGTTACACGGCCTCAGCCGTCACGGCGCAGGTTATGATCCTCAGCCAGTCCGTATCGGGGGTTGAGACTCTGACCACAGAGAGGGACACCCTCAAGGCCCGCGTACTCGAGCTGGAAGGCGGAGAGGTAGAGGCCCTTGTGGCAAGCGCGATCAAAGAGGGCAAGATCACTCCCGCTCAGGAGGATTGGGCGCTTGGAGTGGCAAAGGAAAACCGCAAGACCTTCGAGGAGTTCATCGCAAAAGCTCCGATCGTCAAGCCGCCTGACGGCGAGATCGACAAGACAAAGGCCGCAGCGGGCGCAGGCGGGGCAAAGGAGACTCCGGAGAGTTTACAGATCATGGCCATGTGCGACGTGAGCCAGGAGTCGATGGACAAACACGGTCCCGACGCGAAGCCCGCTGTCTAAGGCGGACTTTGACTGGACCTAAAGAAAGAGGAGGACAAGACAAGATGAAAACCTTTAGAGAACAAGGAGGGATGCCTGCACTTGTAGCCGTGCTGGTTATTCTGGTCCTTTCTACAACGCTGGCTTTCGGAGCGGCCCTCACGACCGACAGGAGCTCCCCCCGCAGGGAAGGGGCTTCAATGAGCGTGGGAGTGGCCATCGCGAACAAGATATTCGCCGGTTCGATGGTGGCTATCAACTCAGACAACTACGCTGTCCGGGCATCGGCCGACAGCACTCTGAGAGTGATCGGCCGGGCGGAGTCGCAGCAGGACAACACATCAGGGGCAGCCGGAGACTTGAACATCGAGATAGGGACGGGCATTTACCTCTTTGCCAACGCTGTCACCTTTTCTAAAGACGACATTGGCAAGACCGTCTACGTGGTGGACGACCAGACCGTGGACCTCTCCGACCTCTCGGGCGCACGTCCTGCCGCAGGCCGTGTCTACGACGTGGACTCGACAGGGCAGGTGTGGGTGAACTTCGGCACGGAGGGATCGACCGCCGCGAGCGGCGCGATAGCCCTTGGCGATCACGGTGCCGGAGCTGTCAATTCAAGCGACATCCTTGATCTGGATATTGCTACCGGGGACTTGGCCCCTGATTTAATTGACGGCACAAAGGTAGCCGACGACGCGATCAGCCTCGAACACTTAGACACGGGGATAACCCCGAGCCACATTATCGTTTTCGCGAACACGATGGACCCGGGCGAACTCGACGCTGACGGCATTGTCGCTATCACACATTCCGGCGTGCTTGCCACTGACGAGGCGTGGGGGATAGTCAACAGCTCGACTAATCCGGTCGCCATCAATAACTCGGCCACGTCCACGGACACCGTGACGTTCATTATGAACTCGGCGGGCGGCAGCGGTACGACGATTCATTATTGGGTAACTCGGGCGGCGCAGTAAACGGCCATGAACTTTAACGACAAAGGAGATAGTGAGATGAAAAGACTTCTAACGCTCCTGGCCGTAGCTCTTGTCGTCGGCCTGGAGTACGCTTTTGGATTCAAACCTGACGGTGTTCTGGCATGTCTGGGGTTCGATCATGGCGACGCGGGGCCTACGGTCCTCGCAGTGGGCATGATCATAAACCAGAACACTTTGGCGGGTATCTTCCGCACGTTCAGCGCGATCTTCAACGAGGTGTTGAGTGACACTCCCACAGAGTGGCAACAGCTCGCGATGAGAGTGCCGTCCACTAGCCGAGAGCAGTCGTACAACTGGCTCGGTGTTTTCCCGGCGATGAGGGAATGGCTTGGGGATCGCATATTCAAGGACCTGCAGGCGTTCAACTATGCGATCATCAACAAGGACTGGGAGACCTCCGTTGAGGTGGATCGCAACGACATCCTGGACGACCACCTGGGGATATACAATCCTATTGTCAGAACGATGGCGCGGGCAGTCGCCGCTCATCCTGACGAGCTTATCTTCCGGACGCTTATCCCCGACGGGTTCGACACGGTCTGCTACGACGGGCAGTTCTTCTTCGACACGGACCACCCTGTCGGCGCCAGCACGGCAAGCAACGACGGCGGAGGCTCCAGCATTCCCTGGTATCTGCTTGACCTCTCAAGGGAGATGAAGCCCTTTATCTTCCAGTCCAGGCAGGAGCCGAACCTGATCACGAGAATTTCTCCGACTGACGAGGCTGTGTTCCTCAAGAAGAAATATCAGTACGGAGCCGATCGCAGAGACAACGCAGGGTACGGGCTCTGGCAGCTCGCCTTCGGTTCAAAGGTCACGCTCAACGCCGCCAATTTCAAGATCGGCAGAAACGCGATGATGGCCTTCACCGACGACGAGGGCAAGCCTCTCGGCGTAAAGCCTACGCACATCCTTGTGCCTCCGACGCTCAAGGAAGAGGCCAAGAAACTGTTTGTGCCTGGCGCTGACGCCAGAGACGTTGCGACTCCGTGGGTCAATGAGGTCCAGATCATCGAGAGCCGCTGGATCTCGTCAACGTAGAGGCTGACAGTTAAAGCATCAGGGGCGGTTTTTTGGCCTGGCCGGGGGGCCGCCCCTGATTTTTGAAACGACGTGACGAAACGGAGGTAATAAAGATGGCAGGAGCGAAGACTCACGAGATAGTGGCCCACGCGGTAAACGCGACGGGCCCCGGAGGCACCAGGTGCAGGGCCGGGCTGAAATTCTGGCCAAGGGGAGACGACAACGCCCCTGAGTCCTACAAAGTGGACGAGGCTCAGCTCAAGATGATCAAGGGCGACCCGGTCATAAACGTGGCCAGCGTCAAGGCGATCAAGGCCGCTGAGAAGAAAGGCAAGTAAACAATGGCGATCCCTTATATCACGATAACGGACATAACGAACATGGTCCCGGAGGACGAGATCATAATGCTCACGGACGACGAGAGCCTGGGCAACGTGAACTCCGACCGTGTGGATGAGGCGATCGCGCAGGCAGACTCAGAGGTGAACGGGTACCTGGCGGTGCGCTACAGCGTGCCGCTGGGCGCGCCCGTCCCCAACATCGTAGCAAAGCTGTCCACGGACATCGCTATCCACAACCTCTACTCGAGGGGAGTCGCCGAGAGCGTGCCGGAGGTCCGCAGGAACCGCTACCTGGACGCGATTAAAACCCTCAAGGAGATAGCCAAGGGGACGATCTTCCTGGACGTGGAACCGCTTCCGGATTCTAAAGAACTGGAGAGCGGCGCGGAGAGCAACAAGACAGAGGACGAGAGCACCTTCACCCGTGACAACATGGAAGGGTTCTAAACGAGAAAGAAAGGACAGGGGCGATCGACATGGCTGACGAGGGAATGGATGTCCTTATAGGGGCAGGAGAAAAAGCGTTGGAGTGGAACGAGTACGGGGATGAGCTCAATGCTTTTGCGAACAAATGGGGGCCGTTTATTGCCGCTGCAAAACTACAGGTGGGCAAACCATTGGACACGGCTACCGATGCTGACATTAAAGCCCATCTTGGCGGACAGTCTTTGCTTCCCGGTCAGTATGCCGCGATGCGTAAACACTTTAATTCAGGCGAGCGGTTTCCTGAGATAGAGGCTGTCCGTGAGGAACTCCCGGCTAATAATAAAGGAGCCTGAATGTCAGTAAAAGCATTAGCAGATTTATCCACATGGTCGGGGGGAATAACTTCCGAAGTGGTTGCCGGTATTGCGCGTCTTCTTGTTGGCGTAAGTGCGGGAAATTGGGGAGTCGAACTCGATGGGGATAGTGTTCCTTCGGGTACTTCTCCAGCTTGGGTAGACACTGTAAGCGCTGGGGGAACTATTACCTTAAATGGAGAGGGGCAGATAGTTTACACTGGGGCTGCGGCTTCCCAAACAGCCTTTTCAAGATTAGCAAGAACAACATGGCCTAGCATTGCAAGTGGGTATTTTAACGCAACTGGCTTACTGGCTTACTTTAAAGTATGGGCTTTCCCATCATCTGCCAATATGAATGTTGGGTTGGGGGATGGGGTTAAGTTCTTTAACATGCGTGTAGACCCCAATATTTGGACAGTCAATGAGCCTGGGACAACAACTGAAAAAACACGCAATGCTGAATTTTTTGTAAAGATTATTTCTAATCAAGCTACCTTATGGGTTAAAGATGAAACCACTGGACTGTTTGTAAATAAGCTCAGTGGTGCGGCTTTGAATTCGGTCGCTGCTGATTTTCTATCTATAGGAGATTCATCAGGTTCATTAGTTGTCTTGGGCCTTCTTGATTTCCTTAATGCAAAAACAGGAACACAAAATGCCCCCTATGATGATACGTCCCCCACGAGGTCTTTGCCCAGCCCACTTGCCATTGGTCAAGTAATAGACCAATGGCCTATTACAGAAGATAATGATCCCGGTTCTAGTATTGATTGGGACTATGAAGTTGATGGTGGTGGTCTGGTGACAGGTCAGACAAACGCACAGGTGGCTAGTTTTATGATTAATAGAAATGTCACGACCCTTAACCAGTTGATAGCTAATCAGAACAGTGACGGTCTTGGGACGCCAAGGTTTAGCCTTAATGGCGGGGTTATTGCCGGGTTTAATGCGGATGGCGGCCTGGCAAGTCCGATACATAAGGGGGTAATTCACGCATGAGCTGGATGATCGAGATAAATATTAATGACTTTTTCGTTATCGCCACAACCGTGCATGACCCTGACACGGGCGGGGAGATAGATGCCGACTCAGCTCCGACCTACGACATCTACGAGAACGTGACTGACGCCGCTGTTGCCTCGGGCACTCTTGATAAACTTGACGACGCGGGGACTCTGGGCGTTTACGCAAAGCGCGTCCAGGCCCTTATCGCCACTTACACCGTGGGCAACGTCTATACTGTGATCGTTGGGGCGACCGTTGGCGGGATTCCCGGTAACAGGGTGTTCTCGTTCATCGTCCGGGACACGATCGCGAACCGGGTCTGGCAGGCCCTGACATCCTCGCTCACGACCGCAGGGTCGATCGGCAAGCTGATCGTCGACAACCTGAACGCCACGGTATCTAGCCGGTCCACTTGGAGCCAGCTCACAGCAGCGCTCACGACAGTGGGGTCGATCGGCAAGCTGCTTGTGGACAATATTGATGCGGCTATCTCCTCGAGAGCCACGGCCGCGGATATCCTGCTCGCGTCGGCAGAGGGCGTCTTGCAGGCGAACGTCCCTGTCGCTGACGGCTCTACTCAGAGGATACCCAGGGGAGACGTGGCCACTCTCACGATAAACGCGCCGTCCACGGATCTTTCGGGCGGCAAGCGCCTCTTCTTTATGATGAAGCTCGACAAGTTCGACGAGCTGGGGGACGCGAGCGCGAAGGTGGATCGCGAGGCCACAATCACACAGGCTAACCCCCTCATCGGCACCTTCACCTTCACGGCAGTGGAGTCGGACACCCCAGGCAAGTACGACGCAGAGTTCTACTCGACCGACGCGGACGGGGTCTCTAACCCTCTCACTTTAACTAAAGACTTTAACGTGATAGTTTTCCAGGACGTGGCCCAATGAGCGCCACTTTTATTGACATAGAGAATGATATCCTCGCGCAGATCAGAGCGGACATCAACTACGTTGAGACGGTGCAGACGATCGAGAGCGACATCGTTACGAAGATAGAGAAGCTCAACATCAAGTTCCCGGCCGCTCTCACGATGTACCAGGGCTCGGAGTTCAGCCTTGTGGACAACACGAACTGGAACGAGAAGCCGACGTTCATCGTGTTCTGCGTGACCCGGACCTTGAGATCCAGGGCAAAGGCGCGCAAAGGCGACAACGCGAACTCCAAAAAAGGCGCTTACGACCTCGTCAAGGACGTTCTCCTCTCGCTCACGAACCAGGACTTCGGGCGTGAAGAGATATTCAGGATGTCCCCGGTCAGCGTGAGCCAGGTCCTAATGACAGACAGGCTGGTTATCTACGGGATTGAATTCAATAACGCATTCGACACGGACTACGAGAACGCATAGGAGGGGAAAATGAGCAAGGCAAAGGCAGGCAAGGAACATAAACCCGCAGACCGGTACGTTAAAGACCGGAAGCAGCTAAACGAAGCCCGGATGTTTCTGCCGGACTCGGACACGCACGCCTGGTACGAGATCGTTGCGGGCGGGGGCACCTACCATAATCTGACGAGCCTCAACCTCGCGGACGGGCATTTTGTTTTCCTGCCGAGGAAGCTGGCGGACCAGGCAAAGGGCATCTACAAACTGGCGGAAAAGAAAACCGCTGCAAAAGAGGAGGTCAAATAAATGGCGATCAAAGCTACCGGCCGCGACCTTGTGGCCGCAGTAAAAATAGGAGCAGTGTGGGGCACTCCCGTTGCGTGTGGCGCGGGCGACGGCTTGCTCATCCTTCCCCACTCCGTAAAGAAGGCAAGAGAGAACAACCTCGACGACTCCCTGGGCCTGAGCCACTCCAAGCTCGCGGACCCGGATGTTATAACCTGTGAAGGCGCTATTCCCGGATGGGTGCGCTATGAGGGTCTTGATCTTTTGATAGCCCTCATCATGGGGGCGACCGGCGGGGCTCCTGCCCAGATAGGCGGGACTGCGGCATATTCGCAGACGTTCACCTTTGCCACGCTCGAGGACCTGTATGCCACGTTAGCCGTGAACCTCAACGTAATGGTCGAGGAGTTCCCAAGCATGAAGGTGGTCGGGATGAAGATCTCCGGCGAGGTGGGCAAGCCTATCGAGTTCGAGTTCACGGTGATCTGTGACGACATGGTCGAGGGCAGCGCCACGAACACGACGGCGACTATGGCCAACGTGACCTTTGTGGACACCGGCAACCGGGTGCTCTTCCGTCAGGGAGTCTGGAGATTGAACCTGGCATCGGCAGGTGCCCTTGCCTCTCCGGCCGACGTTGTGACTCCGAGCGCGTTTGAGCTGGACATACAGCGTCCGCACGCCGGACAGCACGGAGCCGGAACGACACAGGATGTCGTTGACGAGCCAAGCGCTGAGGAAGTGCCGCAAATGACACTGAAACTCACTTTCCCGAGGCTTGACGACAATACGCATTTTGTGGCCTGGGATGCGGGCGCTTTCTACAAGGGTGATATCACGTTCACCGGCGCGACTATCGAGGGAGCAAACGACTATCAGTTGCTGTTCGAGTTCCCTGCTCTGGCCTATCAGGACGTGGACGACCCGAAGGACCAGGGACCTATCTCTAACGATGTCATGTTCGACATCGTGGGCGCGCTCGTCGCTCCGACAGGGATGGCAGTGACCGACCCGTTGAAGATCACGAGTATAAACACAAGGACCACGGACGTGCTCGCGTAGGCGACCACTTTTGAAATGGAGGGCTAAATGGAAATAAGCGCGTTGATGGAGACCCCTATGGACACATGGGTCAAATTCCAGGATGCTGAGATACTCATGGGGTTTCTCAGCGTTGATGAAGTCAGAGAGATAATGAAGAAAAATACGAACCGGACTTATTATTCAGGCAAGGGGGAGTCCGGATTTAAGGAAAAGCTAGACTCAGATTCTGCGGCCTTAGAGCTTGGCGCAAGAGTTGTCAAAAACTGGAAGGGCATTACTCTGAAAGGCAAGCCTTGTCCGTTCAGTGCCGAGAAACGCGATCTCTTTATGACAAAGTGGCCTGAGTTTGGCAGTTTCGTTGCGGACACCTGTAATGACATCGCAGTCTTCGGCGAACAAGAGCGGGAGGCGGATGAAAAAAACTAATCGAGCACCTCAGGTATCGACTGACATTTCCTGGGGAGAACTGCGACAGTTGCAATGACATCGTCAACGTCGACGGCATACTGCCTAAATGCGAGACAGGCGAGTGTCCCATACCTCAGCTCACGTCGGGAGCTGAGAGGCTTTATGAGGTCTGGTCGCTCTTGAAGGGCCTCGGGGATCTCGTTGACAGGCGATCGGTGCACGAGATGTACGATGTGACAAAAAGGGATCTGCATTCCTTTGCGTTCATCGAGAATAAAATGAATGAGTTCAGGGGGGTGCCAGGTGGCTGAGGCTAAGATAGAAGTCAAGGTCGTTGACGTTTCAGGGAACGTGCTCAAATCTTTGTCTGAAAAGCTGGACTCGGTCGGCAGGTCGGCAGGGAAAGCCTCCAAGGACATCAACAAAACCTCGAAGAGCATGTTCACCCTCAACACCCGGACAACTGATTTTATCAAGGGCCTCGTGGGATTCAGGGTCATTGAGTCCATCTTCCGGCGTATCGGTACAGAGATCCGTGGTGTTATTAGTGACATGATCAATGTCAATGCAGAAACCGAAAAATTTATGGCCACCCTTGAGACGCTTACAGGTTCACCGGAAGCCGCTGCCAAAGCATTTGCGGATCTAAACCAGTTCGCGCGCGAGACGCCTTTTCAGATAAAGGAAATTATGGAGGCTTTTATAAAGCTCAAGGCAGGAGGGCTTGATCCAAGCATTAAAACAATGAGGACGCTTGGAGATACGGCTTCGGCCCTTGGAGGCTCAAAGGAGACCTTTGACGGGATCGCCAGGGCATTGGCTCAGATGGTGACAAAAGGCAAGGCCAGCGCGGAAGAACTTCTCCAGTTACAGGAACGCGGGGTCCCCGCAATGGAAATCCTTAAAGAGAAATTGGGTCTGACTGCCGAGGAAGTTGCAAACATAGGACGGCAGAGTATTGATGCAAGAAAGGCGGTTGCCGCAATACTGGAAGGTCTCGAAGAACGCTTCGGGGGGCAGATGGAGAAGATAGCTGAAACATGGGATGGAATCATTGCAGAGCTAAAGAGCCTCTGGCGTGAATTTTTGGAGGCAGTAGGGGAGGCTGGTATTTTCGACAACCTTAAAAAGAGATTAAGCGAATTAAGAGGCTCGATTAGGGAAGCATTCAAGACCGGCGAGGCTCAGGAATTCGCAGAGGATCTTTCTAGTAATCTGCAAACAATATTCAAGGCCATTGTTCTAGTATCAAAAGCTGTTATCGAACTCGCTAAATTGTTCAAAGCAGTGGTGTCTCCTATTGATGCGATGGCGAAAGGCGTAGAAGATTTAAACAGAAACATATTTAACCTCTCCAAGGCGTTTAAGAATATGGTTGATTTCAGCCTCAGGAAACTGGATGAATTCACAGAGGATGCGAGGAATTCCTTGAGACAACTCGCATCCGATGCTTTTGATTCTGGCAAATCGTTAATAACGTCATTTGCGCGGGGGGTTAAAGCGGCAGCAAGTGCTGCGATCGACGCAGTGAAGAGACTTGTTGCTCGTATCCGGGCGCATTTGCCATCGTCTCCCGCCCAGATAGGTCCGCTTTCTGATCTCGACAAGGTCGGTCCCGGTCTCGTGAATACAATAAAACATGGCATAGAGATCAAATCGGGTGGCCTGATAAACACGATACAGACCATGACCTCAAAGATGGCAGGAAGCCTGCCTGTCCCTGTTTCTGTGCCAGGCGGAGGGACTTCGACCTCGAACACCTCGAACGTCACGTTCAACGTGACGATAACTGGCGGCTCCGGGGGATCCTCGACCATGGCGCAGGAGGTCGACCGTGACCTGGCCGTCTTGTGGAAAGGCAACCGGTCCCAGCTCAGGAGGGCGATGGCTCAATGAGCGACGTGATCGCGGCATACATCAATATCCTCGAGACCGGCACGGTATCGCTTACGGAGGGCGCAGAGAACCCGTCATTCCCTCTGTACCGTACTTACGACAGGGACATCGGCCTGTTGTTCAAGGCTGCGGCCGCCGCCACTCTCGAGATATTCGTGGACCAGGGCGCGGCCTCCATCCTGGCCACGACAATGATGTTCGTTCCCGCTGGCCACGGCCTTAACGGAATGACAATAGATATCCAACACTCGGACGACGACATCGTTTACACGAACGCGGCACCTCAGTTCGTGCAGGGAGACGCCGAGCAGATAATAAAGGAATGGGCCGAAGTGACGAAACGATATTGGAAGTTTATTGTCACGGCTCCGGCCACGATCCCATCTTTGTCTGAACTTTACATCTCCGACAAATACACATTCGAGCGAGCGCCCACGAGACCGGCGGGCTTACTTGACGAGGTCTTCAATGTAGAGGACGCCCTGACTTCCGGAGGGCAGGACAGGTTCCTCGAGTTCGGCGACTCCAAAAAGCGCAGGGGATATCTCCTGCCAAATATCAGCGAGGCGCAAAAGGACAACCTCCTGCTCCTGAACGCGGAGTGGCTTGGCAAGAAGCCGTTCCTTATCAAGGACCACACCGGCGTGTGGATATACGGGAAGCTCGAGGCCGCGATGGCCATAACCGAGATACAGTTTCAGCGCTACAGCGCGACATTCAGTTTTCTGGAGGTGTTGCCTTGAAAAACAAATACGGAAATCTTATCGCTTTGATCCTGCTTGTTCTTTTTATCCTGATAGCCAATTTCGGGAACGCCTTTACGAACTCGTCGAACATCAACCTGCACATTCCTCAGGTGGGGGACTCCGGCACGAGCTGGGGCGCAAAGGTCTCGGACAACTTCGGGGTACTTGACACCTTTTTCTGCAACCGCGTTTCAATTATGACAGCGGACCGCCTGGCTATCTTTAATTCGGGCTCGTGTTTCGAGGACGGAGATCTCCTGGACTTCATAACCGGCGTAGACAACAGGACATCCATTCAGACCGATGGTGCGGGCGGCGTCTTCTTCAATACGCCCCAGGACCTCGACACTACAGCCGATTTGATATTAAATTCTTTGAACCTTTCAAACTCCCTTACGATCGGGAACTCTGTCACTATTGCAAATTTTGTGACCTTATCTGATTTTATAGCAAACAGATTAATGGAGACCGGCCCCACAAACACAGTGCAGCCCGCAGACACAGCCAAGCTTATAGAGCTGGCAGCTCACCCCTCAACTTTGAATAATAGAGGTCAAGTATACGCTCTTGATAATAGTGTTCTTTATTACAAAGACATGTCTGGTGAAACATTTGAGCTCTCGGGGGCATTGACTCACGCGCATGGTACGGTTTATAACGACGACGTTGAGATCACAATGCAGACGCAAACTGGTTTATGGGAAATAATAAACACCTTGACTGCCGGTGAGTTCGATAACACCGTTATCAGCGCAGCAGTGGCAAATATAGCTATATGCTCAGAGTGTGGCGGGCATTATTCTCTTTGCGGCAAGGTCTCTTACAAGTCCACAAACGCCGCAGCAAGGGATATTGAAATACACGTATTCCATAATGCCGCGATCGTAAACGCTGCCGGGTCCATTAGAGGGACTGCCGCAACAACTTATGGAGACGCTTCCTTCGGGTGTCCCATCGTAGAAGCTGCGGGCGGTGATTATTTCGATGTAAGGATGCGAGACCTTGCAGGTACTCCTCGCGCTTCCACTGTAAGGGAAATGAACTTCACAATTAACAGGACAGGTGATTGATGGCTGCGTTCGGATGGGGCGAATTCCCTTGGGGCGGAGCACCCTGGGGCGGTATCGCCTTGGAGATACTTCGCAACAGGCGAAGGGCGAAGATCATCTGGCTCGTGGACGTGGAGCTGCTCGGCGCGGGCGCGCCGGTCCTGAGGCTCTCTAACCGCAACCTCGAATATAGCATTTACAGATACGAGCGATATCTCCTGGCCGTGACCGGCATTGCCAGGGAACTCTCGCGTGTTGACTCCGACTCCCTGAACTCACCTGTGACGATATTGTTTCAAAACCGTCCGTTCATGGCTTTCGATTTCCTTATCGAGGCTGGCGAGACGTATCCATTTGAGGGAGCGAAAGTCACTGTGCGCGCCTTGCATCTTGACGACGACAATCTGCCCACAGAGGCGGAGATAGTGTTCGTGGGCGTGCTTGACGAGCCCAAAGGGATCACAAAAAGGGAATTCACATGCAGGGCCTCGAGCGTGGAGTTCTTCGCGGACCTGAGATCTTAGGAGGATGGAATGACTATACCGTTTGATCATACGCAATACGCCCTGGACTCGAACATGATCCTCGGGGCGGCAAGCACATCAATAATCAAGATCGGCACTTTTACGGACGAGGAGTTCTTCCGCACATGGATAAACCCCGGACTCGTTGGGGTTATGACCTTCATGGAGGCGGAGCTTGCCTTTAATTCATTCAACTCCAATGCCGCCGCTAACCATGTCTACGAATGGCAGATAAGGCCGACCGGACAGGCGGCCTGGGTGAGCATCTTTACCTCAGCGTCCGCCACATGGCCCACGAACATCGAGCGCAAGGCCAACGTGGTATTTGAGCCTGCCGGAGACCTCGAGGACGACGTGCCGTTTGAGATGAGGTTATTGATCACCTCGGACGCGGCAGGTACCATCCAAGTAGATATTGACAACTCGGACACGTCCGTCAGGGTGGTGGGCGATTCAATATGATCCCCATTCCCCTGTCGGCCGACGACTTCCCTAACATCGACCTTGCCGACATCGGCCGACGCCCGAACTTTGGGTATGGCACGGTGGACGGCGTCCGGGCCCACTGCATCGTGGGCGGTGCTACCGCATTCCTGGCAGCGGCCGTCTCCGCCTCGGCAACGTCGATCGTGGTTGAGGACGCCTCACGCTTTCCCGCAGCTCCCTTCACTGTCCAGGTAGGCTTCGAGCGCATGAGAGTGACCGTCAAGGCCGGGACGACGTTCACGGTCACCAGGGCTTTTGACGGCACTACCGCAGCGGAACACAGGATATCCAGGACGGTCTACGAGGCAAGGGACAATTACGTCTACCTGGTAAGCAAGGAGCCGGTCAAGTCCATCGACAGCCTCTACATTGACGGCAAGAAACAGTCAGAGGATTTTACGGCCTACACCGGCCAGGCTGGCGACGAGCACGCGGACTGGCCGGGCTTCTCGGTCGTGGAGATAGACGTGCAGGCTTTCGTGGAGAAACAACGCGCCCTGAACCAGGAGCAGGCAAGCATAAGGGAGACCGGCGAGGATGTTGTGGCTGAGATAAACGAGGCATCTCACGACGAGCTGGTGGACGGCGATACTGCCAGCTTTATCACTTTGAGCCTGACGGGGACTCCGCTAGCCTGGGCAGCGTTTGCGCTTGCCTCAGGTGTCGTGAAAAAACAGACCTACACTATCCAGCTCCAGAACGACGGAGGATCAGACGGCAGCGTCTACGCAATGGCGCTTGACGAGGCGACAAAGAGCGCGGCGTTCAGGAAGAAGCTAACCGTTACGGCCGGACAGAGTCGCACCTTTGTGCTCGAGCAGGACCAGGGCAACTGGGAGACCATTTTAAACCTCGTGCCCATTGACGAGGATATCCGGGTGCTCGAGGTCTCAAAGACGGTCAACCGCGATCGCGTCCCCTCGGCCGACAATACGAGTGTGGCCAAAGGCAAGCCCGCGCAGATAGTCTCGGACGACAGAGTCGCCGATGGCACGGTAGAAGGCGTCTCACTGCTTCCTACGGCCTTAAATCAGGCGTGGGTGTCGTATGAGTCCACGTCGCTCGGGGATATCGTGTCACAGACACACTCCGCTCAGATAGTGGAGACAAGCGGAGCTGACCCTGTCGTCTTCGATCTCATCTCCTCGGATCCGGACGGCACCGGCCGCAAGATCACAAGGCATACGATCGAGGCGTCAGAGAGCGCCACGGTCACGCACACGCACAATGATGGGCTTTGGGATACCCTGACAAGGGTTATCATCATTACCGGCCAGATGGACGTTCTGGAGCTTTCAAAGAGCGTTAATTATTTCAACGAGCAGATCCTCCAGGACAAGTCCCTCGAGGCCACGGCCACAAGCAGGATCGTGGTGGGCGACGACATCACGGTCGATGCTGACTGGGCGGTTGACGGCACCGGGGATTTCGGCGGGGTCGGTGTCCTCATCGAGCGCCCGGAGGACGTGATAAAGCACTTCCTGGTCGACCGCATGGAGTTCTCCCTCTCCGAGATAGACCAGGCGTCCTTTGACGCCGCTGGCGTCCTGTACGCAGCGGAGATCGCGGGCGGGTATAAATTCGGTCAGGTGTTCAACAAGACGATAACGCCGTCAAAGGAACTCAAGCGCCTGGCCTTCGAGGCCCGGAGCACTATCAGCTATGACAGGGGCTCATGGTTCCTGAACTTCATCCCCGATGTGGCACCTGCGGCCGTGAGGACCATAGACGAGTCGGAGCTGGCCGGAGAGCGGGCTTTATTCCAATTTGAGAAGGGAAGCGTCACGGATGTGATCAACGTGCTCACAGGGCGCTTTAAGATCAATTACCTGCCCTCCCTCAATGAAGGTGACTGGGACGGCACCACGGAGATCTCAGACGCTGCCAGCCAGGCAAAGTTCGGCGATTATGTGGACACCGTGGACTTCTTCTCGATCAGGGACTCGGTTATGGCTGACAACGTCCTGGCCCACGTCCTCCTACAGCGCAAGATCCCTCTTATGACGATCACCTTCCCTCTGTACTTTGAGCATTTCGATCTACAGACGGGCGACACCGTGGATATCTCAGGCGGGCTGTTCTCTGGCCGGAAATTCTACATTGAATCCTTCGCGCGCCTTGACGAGTTCCGAGCCACAGTAACCGCCCTCGAGTGGTGGTCCTGATTATGGCTGGCTCATTATTGATTTTTCCCTACCAATTATGGCTGGCTCATTATTGATTTTTCCCTACCAATTATGGCTGGCTCATTATTGATTTTTCTCTGCCAATTATGGCTGGCTCATTTTTGATTTTTCTCATCGAGCCCCTTCAATTCCCTGGCCGGGTCCATGGCAGGGATATCCGCTTTCAGGAGTGCCAGGAGGTACTCTGACTCGCTCCTGAACCCGAGAGCCTTCCACCTTTTATCAATGCTCGCCTTGTCTCTCTCAGAGACCCTCGTCTTTGCGATTTTATCTTTTGACATGCACCCTCCTCAGGTGATATTATGGGTTAAGCATAGCCTTGCTATGCCTCTATGTTTAACCGTCCCCGCCTGCCAGCGGGGGCGGTTTCTTCCCTCCTTTATTATACGTTGGTTTAGACTGCTTCCTGCAGCTCCTGTATAACCGCCTCTAGCAGGCCCTTTTTGGCATATGTCAAGCGCTCAATGTGAAGCGGGGTTTCGTTTATGGTCCTTGCAACATTCTCAGTGATCGCTTTAACAATTGGAGCCATTTCCGGATACTGTTGCACTAGTGGCCTCAAGTCAGGCCCCTTGACAGCATGGCTAGGATCCTGGAGGTCAATGGCTTTCAACCAGGACTCCCCTGTATATCTGCTATGCGTGTACCTCATGGCATATTCAAGGTCTTTATCCTTGATGGCCATAGCGATAAGATGTCTCACAACTTCGCCGCCGTCCCCCATCTCAAAGCAATCATCAAAAGTTCGTCCAAGTGACTTGTAATTCTTATACATCCGGGCGGCAATGCCCGCGCGCCCCTTCGCCGTCTTTACCTGGTCAGCTCTCATATCAAGCAGCCTCCTTTTTAAGGTTTTCAACTGCGAATACGGTCTTCCCATCGTTATTAAAATCTTCCTCTGCTCCGCGTATCTGCCAGTAACCGTTATAGATCGCTATCCCTGAATGTCTGTCATAGATGTACTGCTGCATATCTGACATAAGGTGGCCGTGCTTGTGCATCCGGGTTTTTATGAAACGATGGCCCTCTGCGTTTAGTATCCTTTTCATGTGATAGAGAAGACGGCTTTCCCCTGCGGCATTAACAACGCCCGAGCATTTAGGATCGCCTTCTTCACGGTACACGGTACACGCTCCAAACCCTTCTTGATTTATGGCTAATTCGACCTTCACGGCCACACCTCCATGTTTAGTGTTATTACAAGGCCCTGCCAGGCCCGCTGTCCCCAATTATGGCTGGCTCATTTTTGGTTGATTCCCATTTTTAGCAAGGTGGCCGCGCTTCCTTTGCCATTGCCTGGCTTGCTCGCTCTTCCCGGCCGTTCGTGCTCTGGCCCTGGTAGGTCCACGCCGCCGCCTATACGGTTAAGTTCTTTCAGTAGGTCAGCCCGCTTTATTTCAAGGTGCATTGTGCCTTTTTTAAACCATTTGATCCTGAAATATTCATCTTCAAAGGGCATTGCATTATCTCTCATAGCTTCATTTAATCGCGTCCTCAGATCGTCCGGATACTTGCCTATCCCTCGGCCCTCAATCAGCCTGAAAACATTGTCCAGACTTGTTATATTATTTTCCCTCCTATAATTCAGCCTCATCCCTCCGCTGTAGTTATGCTCCGCGATCCATTCGACAATAACCTTTGCCCCGATGCGATACTTTTTGTTTGTCTTGTAGTCGTGCATATGTGCACCGGGCTTTAGCCAGTCGAAAACCTCTTTTACATGCTTGTTAAGCAGGTCGGGGAGATCCTCGCTCATGTTCTCAAAAAAAGCAAATATATTTTGTTCTGTCACGTCGGGCGTCTTGCCGTCTTCTACCTGTTTTTCTATTTCGTCGCGGTCCTTCTGGCTCATCATTGCAATTAATCCGGTCTGGTTAAGAAGATACCGCCAGGCATTGCGCCGGATGTTTTTATTCATGCTTTCCAGGACACTGGAAACGTCACCGCCAAACGAATAGTCCGAAACGTCGGAGCGGTGATTCCATAGGCTGTCATTTGCCTGACCCAGTGTATGGAATAGCCTAGTTTTGGCCTTGTTGAGCAGGCCCACACCTTGCGCGGCCTCATCCATTGCCAGCTTGACATTCTCCACAATGGCAGAGACCTTTTGATGTTCTATTAATTCAGTGTGCATGACTCCTCCTTTTCATAATAGATTTATACGCGATCCAAGCACTCAGGGCAAGGCTAAAGCCCTACCCTCAAAACTCGGCCCGCTCAATCCCAGGTATTATGATATTTCGGCTTGCCGTCCCATTCATACCAGTGGTGACGGCCGCTGACCCAGTATTCACCGTAAGGATAAACGCGCTTCTGTGCTTTGATGATTTTTGAGCCTTCAATAATTGGATATTCGACTCCATTCTCCGTGATCTCGGGCGATGCCTCAGCCCGGCCGGATCCCTGACCACAATCATCGCTGACACTCATCTCGACTTCTTGCAGGAAGAGAGTTTTCTTTGTCTGCCGGACCACCTTGGCAAATACGTTTATGGTCATGTCATATCCAAAGGAATATGTAAATATCTTACCTACATAATCCCCCGTTAATTCCGCGATCGCGCTTGTTTTTTCAACCGTACCCAGGCAGCGTTTACATGTCACGCGGTCCCGGTCGTCAGTGATATACAACATGCCGCTCCTGTAATATGAACGGGCTCCGCATTTGGCCTTTTCGCCGTCGTTTGTCAAGTGTACGGCGCTTGTGCCGGTGTACTTTGTTACCAGCGGCCAGAGGATCGCCTGCGTGGCTTCCGCTGTCCCTGGGGATTCTAACCCCATCTTCTTTAATGTCTCCTTGGCTTTCATATGGCTAAATCTCCTCTCCCATGTTGTTGTTAATATGCGGATACTTCGCCCTCATTTCCGGTGTGGATAAGACATTTAATCCCCTGCGCATAACGCGCCGGGCATAGTCGTTTATGATCCGGGCATCGCGCCTCATATACTGCTTGTGCTCCTCTTGCATCTTGCGGTATGTCCGCTCGCGCCGGTCCTTGCGGTTGATCTTCCTGTTAAGGCATGAATGGAACCACTGCCAGAACTTCTCAGGCGTCCAGGTCGGGCTAGTCCAGATGCCCGAGGAGATATCCTTACCTTCTTTTGCCGCCTCAACACATAACACAAGGCGCTTGATTGAGGTACCGTATTTGCTCTGCTCGCGCGCCATATTATTTGACCTCCTTAATGTTTAAAAACCTATACAGAATGCGGGCATCTTCAAAAGTAAGCCCGTAAAGCTTGGCCATGTGTTCTATGTTCTGTGTTGATGTTTTTTGGGGTGTCCTGGGTAGGTTCTGGCACGTGGTTTGCATAGTCTTTGCCTCCATGTTTTGTGTTATTAAAAGGCCCTGCCAGGCCCGCTTCCTACTTAACTAATTGTATCACAAATGGGGCACAAATTCAATCAAATAATGCAATAAAATAACATTTATTTAGCCTGTTTCTAAGGAATCCGGGCATATTCTCAGGTATTGGCAATAACCGGCGCTGTCAGATGGCCGTGGTGCCCTTGTCAGGGCCTCGGGAGGGGGATAATACCCGCGATCCGGCCTGCTTTTCGAGGCATTTCAAGCCAGGCGCGAGAGGATTTGAACCACTATTTCACAATGCGACACGTTTCCGCGCGGCGAGTTTTCGCGCATCCGGGCCCACACTTTTCGCGCGCCGCAACAGGGAAAGAATGAACACTATAAAAGAAAAGGGCAACACCATAGACCCCTCGACACCTTCCTCCCAGCCCGT